ATCTTATTCCAGCAATTGCAGCAATTGCAGCAGTAACAGCACCAGCAATAGTTCTAATAGCACCTACAAAGAATGTAATCAATTTGTTGGTAGTAGCAAACACCACAAGAGCACCAACTGCTTGTGCAAATGTTCTTAAAGGACCTATAATGTCTTCAACATTCTGACTGAGTCTAAATACTTGGAAAGCAATGTATTCAATTGCTTGTGCTACTGCTTGGCTTGCGCCTGTGTTTTGATCAAACTGGTCAAATGCAAGACTGAGACTGGTTCTTAATGTTTCAGTGGCTTGTCCAATGGTTGCACTGGTAGCACCAAAGTCTCTTTCAATGCTTTCGCGTGCGTTTTGAATTGCTTCTATAACATCCTGTGCTGATATCTTGCCCTGTGAACCTAATTCTTTAAGAGCACCAATTGGAACACCTAGACTGTCAGCAAGTGCTCTAGCAACAGGTGGTAAGCCTTCTAGTATTGAACGAAGTTCGTCACCTTGTAGTCTACCTGACTGTAGTGCCTGTCCTAACTGTAACAGTGGTCCTTGTGCTTCTTGTGCAGATATACCACTTGCTGTGATTGCTTTTGCAACAAGATCAGTAACTTCTGCGGCTTCCTGCAGACTAATACCCAATGCACCACTTGCTCTTGCTATTCTAAAATACAGATCAGCAGTTTCAGACAGTGGTGCGCGAGCATTAATAGCAATACCAGCAAGAGCACGAAATTGCTCTGTGGTGTCCTGAATGCCAGGGGTCAACTGATTCAGTCTGTTTCTTACGTTGGTAATTGAATCAGCAAACTGTGATAGTTCTCTTATTGAAAATGCAGCAATTAGGCCACCAATTACAGTGCGCAATCCATCCAAACTGCGCCTTGCGTCCGCTGTGTCTACTATTACCTTATAACGATCAATTGTGGCCATGCCCTATCTCCCAAATATTCCTTTAACCAACCTACGAATAAATTCAATAGTTGGTTGACTCATACCACGAGGAGCCTGTTTGCTGTAGCCATTATCTAGTCTAGTTGCATAAGGATAATCAGCCCTTATGGTGTTGCCGCTCAGTGTTGTGCGTCTACGAGCATTGCCAGTATCAATTGGCGTAATCTTCACAAAGTAATTGTAGGCTCTGCTGGGCACTCGACGTAGTTTACGTTCTACCCTTGACAGTTTTGGCCTAATTTTACTTTGTGTTTGCTGTATTCGCACCTGCTTTTCCCCTCTTGACTGCATCCATCATTGATTGCAGTTCTTGTTGATTGTATTTAACAGGAGGTGGTTTTCCTTCTGCTTCTGCCCTGTGTTTCTCATTAAGGTAGTTTTCATATGCTACCGCTAGTTCTCCACATTGTACATCCAGGCTCGAGCCTTGTGCTAAAACTTCACTTGGAAGTTTACCATAACGCTTGGCAACAAAATCCAATGTTAACCAAGCGTTTGTTTCTGCACTCAGGCGGCTGAAGTCTGGACTACTGCGTTTCCCAAGTTTGCTACCACTTTTTCAATGGCCTTAATCATGATGTCACTGGGCAGTATTAGTCCATCAATCATAATTTTATTACCGTTTTCGTCTAGAATCATGTCGGTCATGATGTCAGCAATATTGCCCATATCACCATCTTCTAGACGTGCTAGACGCATAAAGGTATCCATGTCCTGACGGTCATGCACCCAGAAGTCGATAACTTCACCGTATTTTTCTACGATGTTATCATCATCAATGGTAATTTTTACGAGTTGGGGTTTGCTTGCAAGTTCTGTTAGTTTCATTTCTTTTGATCTCCTGTTCTATTAATCAAGTGGTTGGCTACTACTACGAGAAAACTCAACCTATTCTGTGCTTTGCGAATATCATTCTGCGCACATTGAATTTCGTTACGTGCTTTGGCTACTTCAGCCAATACACTTTGTGCAAGTTCTTGGTCTGTCTTTGTATCTAATACGTCCATCTATCTTTCCTTCTGTGTATTTAGCGGATATAATAAAAGGGGGTCCGAAAACCCCCTTTTTGTGCGAAAAGCGAGCAAGTTGCCTTGCCCACTCAGTGCCCTCACACTCTGCTAGTTTATGCTACTGTGTAGTCGCCAGTTACAGTAATAGTAATTGGTGATACCCAAACTGGGCTGTCTGCACTTACAGTTGGTGCTAGACCAGTTACATAACCTTGACCACTAATGGTTTTGCCTTCAGTGCCAGTACTAGTGTCACCTAGATACAGTTCAAAGTCAACTAGGTCTTTGTCACTTGACAGACCAAAGATACCTTTGTGTTCTGCATCAGTGGCTGGATCTGTGCCGTCGCCAAAGAATGTGTCTTGATCAAGAACAATGTTCATTGATAGACTGTTTGTTGCTGTAGTAGCAATCTGTAGTTTGGAACCCTGGTCCAACTGTGTCCATGTAAAGACATCGTTGGCAGCGTTCACTGTTACGTCTTGCATAGCAGGTACTGCCATGCCGGTGTCTGATGCGTTTGATGCAATGCTAACTGATAGAGTTGCTTGAACGCCTGTGACACCTGGTGCTGGATATATGTAAGCCATGATTTTTTCCTTTATGTTATCGTGATATATCTTAATTCTACCGTGGTTACTACTAGATCATTCACGTACTCAACATCAACCTGAACTTCTCTACGGTTTACACCTTGAATTGTAGTTAAGTCTTTGGCTGCTTTGATTAGTGCAACAACCTGTTCGTAACTGGCAGGAACCAGTTTTGCGTCGGATGATAAGATTACCTCAACCGTGGTAACTTCATTGGCAATGGTTAGTCCCCCAAGAGTTTGAATAAATGGTTCACTCACCGTTTGTGGAAAGTTTACATAGATTCGTTTTGGATTTTTGATGAACAGTGCAGTATCATTTTCATCATAAGGCAATTCCTTTACCACACTGTATGGTGATAAATTCTGTGACCTCAGATACTCTAATACTTCACTTCTCATCTTACCCTCTTAAGGTTATACTCACCTGGTGATTTCTCTTTGCTTTGAATAATTTCATCGTCATTGAAATCATACCAGTCACCAGCAGTAATCAGTTCGCCAAACAGTTCACTTGATTTGTTCTGGTAATAGCCCATTTTGTTCCTTTCAGAATTGTCTTCTTCCCCAAAGTCAGCAATCATAGGTAATATGTATTCTGCTAGGGCAGTGTAAACACAGAGGTCAGTAAAGTCTTTTACTCTGTCTTTAATTCTGTCTGGATCCAATGCTGGTACATCTGCTATTGAATTATAGGTGATGGAGTTATCACGTTTTATGTAATAACTCCTCCACCATGCACTTGCACGCATCTGGTTAAGAATACGCTCAGTGCTTCTAATTAATAGTTCTTCTACACGGTCGTCGGATAGACCTTCATTTGAGTCAAACAGTCTTTGGTCTCTTGAGTAGACATCGTCAAACTCTGCAAAACTTATTACTGTGTCGTTTTCATATATGAAAGCCATATCCTATCTCCTAGTCGTCCAATTAGTCAGTTGCAGAGCCAACAATCTTGACGCCAAAGCCGTTCTGGAGAATTGCTTCACCCTTAACAGCATACATCATGATGTCTTCTGCACGCTCTTTGGCTTTGCGCTCTGTTTCCATTACGATGCCACCACGCATTGCGTGACCAATTGCACCTGGGTGGAATACAGCGCCAACCATGTTTAGTTCAGTGTCTTCATCAGTGTCAAGATCGCTCTTAACTAGGCTAGATTCAAAGATGTTGCATCCACCGATTGTGCCAATGAAGCCACGCTCTAGGATTGCTGAACCAAAGTCATTAGCAGTAGCAACAGTGCCACCTGCATTGTAAAGATCTTTCTTCAACTGTAGTGCCTGACGTGGACCAACAACAGCAGCCAGCGGACCAGTTACTTTGTTAGCACGTAGAGTAGCAATAGCAGCAAAGATGTTGTCTACTGAGATTGGTGAATCTTCAGTACCAACACTTGAACTAAACGAATTGAAAAGAGAAAACACATCAGTGTCCATCTTTTCTGCGATAGCGCGACCTGCTTGTGCGCCTAGATCAGCGATAACATCACGCTGGGCTGAATCACGTAGGAAGTCAGTTACCTGGAAATAGGTACCTACTTCGCCTAGTGTGATTGAAACACTTGTAGTGTTAGTGTCAGCAGCACTTGGTGCCTGACCTTCAGTTAGTGACCCTGCGGTAACTGCTGAATATACTGGTACTTGTAGTACCTTGCCAGCGTTTGCTGGGAAGTCAAAAGGTGTTACCAATTGACGTGCGATTGAACTCTCATACATTGCAAACTGCGCTTCGGCAAGCAGGTTTGTAAAGAGTTCGCTATTGATTGTGGTGTTATTAGCCATAATAGTCTCCTCTGGTTAATTTAGGCTTTGCGGTTTTTTCTAAATTCCGCGTAACGTGCTCTTTGTTGAGGATCTGAAAAGTCAACTTTGGTAACATCAAATTCAGTTTCAGCATTAGCATAACTGCTCTTGGTGTTGGTAGTACTGGGTGTGCTTTGCACAAAATGAGGATTTGATTCTAGGAATTCTTTGACTAAATCGTCAACTCCTAGTGGTGTTCCTGCATCTGTATATCGCACGTTGCCTTTACTATCGACTACGTTTACATCACCATCTTCATTAAGTTGTACATTCTGTGCAAGTAAGGTTCTTACTTGTTCTGGGTTCACGCTTTTGTATTGAGCAGCGGCATTTACCAGTGGTGTATTAACTTTGTATTCCTTAATAATGTGGTCACGCTTTTGTATTTCAGTATCCTTCTTTTGGGCTAATTCTTGCAGAGTCTTTTCAAACTCGCCGCGCTTTAATTGTTCCTCTTGGCGTTGCTTTTCTTGAGCAGCCTTGATTTCACGCAATTCCTCAGGATCCCCTAGATCTTCGTAGGGCTTTAGTAGTTTCTTTTGAAGACTGCCTTTCATGCGAGCCATCATGTTGTCTACTTCTTGCTGAGTATAAGTCTTAACCTCTTCTGCCTGATTTTCAGTACCTACGTCTGTAGCATCAGTTGCGTCATTTGCCAATGTATTTTCATGGTCCATTGTGTACCTCGCCTCCTATGAGTAAATTATATGTTTATTTATATGAATTAGTATAACCACATTAGAAAAGACGCTATTTACGGCCTTTAGTGGTTTTTTTAGGTTTGTGTGTTGGGTGTATTACTGAATGATGGTGTTCTGTGTATTCAGATAGGTTTTCGCAAATTGCTTTTAGTCTTGAAGGTGTAATTTTATTGATTGCAAGATTGCGTTCTAGTTTGCCTAGTAGTGCATTACAACCTCTATGTAATACACCGCGTACATAGCCAGTGGTGTGACAGTGGTCCAATACAGGGTCACTGTCAATTGTTTCTCCACACAGTGCGCAACACTGTTCTTGCTCTATCAGTAAACTGTCACGCCAGGGTTTAATTTCTCTATATTTGAGTTTTGTTTCTGATATTGTCAAGTTGTTGCCTGTCCTGTTGTATTAGTACTGGTACTGGAGTGGAATAGTTTCTGTATCTGGGATGACTCCACAGCCATTCATATTGTTCACTGGCATTCTCCAGTTTGTCAGCCAATTTCTTTAGCCTTCTTGGATTTAGATCTACAATGTAGACCCTGGCTAGAAAGTGTTCCAATGGTAACACTTGCTTGTGCCAGTTGACTATGTCAATCCTCGAATTGCGCCATGCAGGTAAACTCCATGGACACACTGGTTGAATACTACTAAAGTATTCTTGCCAATTAACCGCGCTTCTTGCTTCCGCCACGCTTCTTTGATTTTTTCTTCGCCACGTTATTCTCCTTCTGACAGTAGTTGTTGTTTGGCAGTGTCAATGTCTGCCTGTGCAATTTCAGGATGCATGTCCAGTATCTGTTGGTCAGTGAATCCTTGCATGATCATTTCTTGAATGTGCTGTGTTCTTTCTGGTCCAGGAATAGTAGTTGGATGTGTCATTTCTTCAAAATCATCTAGGTCCTCATCCATCCATTCAAGAATCTGTTCGTCAATTTTTCTGTGTACTCTTGGATCAGTGGCTGTTTCTTTGGCCACTCGAAGTTGATTGATTTCGCTGGCAGTGTCACGTATGTTGAATGAACCAGGATAGTCAATAACTCCATCCCAGGTATAGCCTAGGTATTCACACCATAAACGCCACATCTGTTCTTCAGCAAGTTCTAGACTGTCTGCTTTTTCACTTAACTTGGCATTGAGCAATTGGAATTCAGTTTCCATTGCAACACCACTCATTGTGCGTGACTCAGTGGCTCTAACTGCACCAGTGTTTGCCATCTTGTCGATGCTTTCAATTGAATGTT